AAGATTCAAGAATGGAAATAACAGCAGTAAGAAGTTATGTGCAGAAACAGTTCGCACCTCGTCAATGGGCTTGTATTGATGAGTTGTGGCAGAGGGAAAGTTCTTGGGCTACGACTCGTTTACCTTGGCTTGCTGAAAACAAATCAAGTGGGGCTTACGGAATAGTTCAAGCCTTACCTGCACGGAAGATGAGAAGTCACGGTGAGGATTACAGAACTAACCCAATGGTGCAAGTAAATTGGGGAATTTTTTATATCGAAAAAAGATACGGCAGCCCGTGTGATGCTTTGGCGTTCCACGATATTAAGGGCTGGTACTAAGATAAATTATCCTGCGCTTATCTTTCAAACAATTATTTTATTTATTTTGGGAATCGCTGGTGTGATTACCCTTTTATTCAATTTTAAGAAGTATTCTGATTTAACTGAGAAAGAGGACAAATGAAAGAAGTGCGCGAGTATGGCACAGTTGAGAAAAGACCCAACAATAAGTATCGGGCAAGGATTGGTAAGAAGCACGGTCATATAACTATTGGCACTTTTGATTCAAAACTTGAAGCTGAGGAAGCGTTAACTAATTGGAAAATTAAAGAGAATATTACTACTGAGCGTTACAAAAACATTTCTACTGAAACGGATCAAAAACCTTGGGTGGAAGTCGGTCTTGATGGTGGCGAGATTTCGACTGGAACATTAAATGCGCCATTGTTGATGTCTGATTGGGATGCTGTCCTAAAGTCTTTTGGGCTTGACCCTGCTGTGTTTACTATTTCTGATGACAAAGTTCGTATGTCAAAGTGGCAGTCCTCTAAGCGTTTAGATAACGGTGACCGTGATTTGATTTGGTTGTATTCGTATCGTGCAACCTTTACAAGGCGCAAGGTAGCCAAGATTACTGACTTGGACATAGATTCTATAAGAAAGAATATTAGGGCGTTCAAGCCTGTTAAAACGGTTTCTAAAGGCATTACAGATTTACCGTCAACTTTTGTGTTCCTTGCAGCAGATTGGCAGTTAGGTAAATCCTCAGCTGGTGGGCCTGAAGCAACAACTAAACGTATTCTTGATTCTTTTGAGAAAGCCGTAAAACGTGTGAATGAACTTAAACAAAATGGTCGAAATATTGAGCAGATTGCTTTTGTTAACTGCGGTGATCCAATCGAATCTTGTGACGGTTTTTATTCAAGCCAAACTTTTGCCGTTCAGTTAACGCAACGCGAACAATTATTGTTGGCACTTGATTTGTGGACTACAGGTGTCACAATGCTTTCAGCTCTTGCACCAAAGATTCAGTTCATTTCAACTTTGTCTAATCACGGTGAATGGACTCGTAGGAATGGTAAACCGATTACGACTGATTCTGATTCTGCTGACGGTTTCTTAGCTGATACTTTAAAACGCATTCTTGCAAAAGATAAAATTGTTGATAAGTGGGTTATACCTCACGACGAAATGACTGTGACAACTGATTTATCTGGAATGAATTGTGCTTTCACACACGGTCACAAAATTGGTAGAAACGAGTTTGAGTGGTTAAGAGGACAATCTTTAAGGTTGCTGAGAGATACAGGGCAAGAACCTAAAATGTGGTTCACCGCTCACCGTCACCATATTAAGATTGATGACTATGGTGTTTTTACAAGGTTTCAAGCACCTAGTCAAGAATCAGATGGCTTGTCTAGCAGTTCAGGTTCAAAATATTACACAGACTCAAGCGGTAAGTGGAGTTCTCCTGGTTCAATGACTTTGCTTGTTGGTAAACACGATTTGCGTGGCTGGTCAGACTTGGCTGTTCTATGACAAGTGAACAATTAGCGAAAGCAATCAGTCACGCAATCCAAAGTGTTGAGAAACGTATCCTTGGAATCGGTGTAGCACAATACGACAAAGGTGCTACACAAAAGATTGAGGACAAAACCCCAGCAGAAGTTTTAGATGATGCGCTTGAGGAATTGGATGATTGTTTAGCTTATGTTGCTTGGACTAGAATCAGAGTTCAAAAGATTCGTGCGAATCTCAAAGATGTCATCTGAGTCATTCCCTAGTGGCTCAGATGTCTATGGAGACACCCTGGCGGGGTCTCTTGTGTCGGGTTGGCACTTGTGTCCCCTTTCCGTCAGCCCGACACAACCTAAGTAACCAAGTCGTATAACATTGAACCTAACTGCGAAAGGAAATAATGTCTGACAAATCAGGTAAAGATAATTTGATTGCTCTGCGATTAAATAATACTCAAATGCGTGCACTAAAAGCATTTGCAAAACAACACAACGCTTCAATATCTGAAGTGATCCGTATATCGGTTGAGATGATGATTCCAGAGGCCAAAAGATGAATAGAGCCAGAGTTGCTTCCAGTCTTGTAAAGATGACTTGGTTGCGTGACCATCCTGCAATGCTGACAACTGATTTGGATATTAACCAGATTGATTGGAAAACGATTGACAGGTTTGAGTGGACTCGTACACAACTTGTTTTGGTTGAGGTTTTAAGGTTTATTAACTGTGGTGAATCTTTAGTTCGCTTATCTGAACTTAATCTTTTGTCACAAGATGAACAAAGGATTGTAGCTTTATCCTTAAATATGCTTTACAACGATTTAGGGCTTGAAGAAAACCTTGTCTGATATTAAACTGATTCATTCAGATTGTGTTTCTGCTATGAAAACTTTGGCAGATAATTCTGTTGATTCAATTGTTACCGACCCACCTTACGAACTTGGTTTTATGGGCAAGAGCTGGGATAACTCAGGCATTGCTAATAATGTTGAAATGTGGTCTGAGGCTTTAAGGGTATTAAAACCTGGTGGTCATTTGTTGGCGTTCTCTGGTTCTCGCACGTATCACAGGATGGTGTGCGCAATTGAGGATGCAGGTTTTGAGATTCGTGATCAGATTATGTGGGTATATGGTTCTGGTTTTCCAAAATCTTTAGATGTAAGTAAAGCGATAGATAAGAAAGCGGGTGTGCAAAGAGAAATTGTTTCTAGTTATGAGACTCACGATATTCGCAATGCTGGTTTAATGGATAAAAAAGGTGGTGTAACAGTTAACAAGACTGCTCCTAATACTGATTCAGCAAAACAATGGGATGGTTGGGGAACGGCTTTGAAACCAGCACACGAACCAATTGTTATGGCACGTAAACCTGTTGTTGGTACTGTTGCAAATAATGTTTTGACTTATGGTGTTGGTGGGTTGAACATTGACGGTTCAAGAGTTGCAACTGATGATAAATGGGAATCAACTGGCAAGCAATCTAAACCAAGCCAAGTTTTACAAGGTGGAATTGATGGTTCATTAAACGTTAGTATTTCAACGACTCATCCAAAAGGTCGTTGGCCTGCAAACTTTATTCACGATAACAGTGACGAGGTTGTGGCGCTGTTCCCTGATGTAAAAGGGAAAACAGGAATGAATCAACAGGCGTCAAGTCGAGGTCTTTATGAAGGTGGCGAATCCTTTGGTGATACCAAAATAAACGATGGCATTACTGATACTGGTAGTGCTGCTCGATTTTTTTATTGTGCGAAAGCATCAAAGCGTGACAGGAACGAGGGCTTAGATGGGTTTGATACTAAAGAAAAACGTTACAGGGCAACAGCAAACGGAACTGGTGCAACCTCAAAAGGAATGGAAAGATTTACAACGCAACCTGTACCGAACCATCATCCAACAGTTAAACCAACTTCTTTAATGCAATATCTGGTAAGACTTGTCACACCCAAAGACGGTGTTGTTCTTGATCCGTTTATGGGTTCAGGTTCAACTGGTAAGGCTTGTGTTTATGAGGGTTTTAATTTTATTGGTATTGACCAGGATTTAGATTATGTCAATATCGCTAAAGCTAGGATTGAGTTTGCAAAAGATTGTAAGGATTCTGAACTGCCGTTGTTCTAGTTTGTAGTTGTATGTGATAGAACTTGTAGTCGAGTGACAGAGGCTCGTTAAAGGCTCTGGGCGTGCTAATCTCACGTTAAATCTGGGTTTGAGCCAGATGTGTTGTCTTGCAAGAAAATAATCAAGCGAGCACAAAATCGTTAATGTGCGAGAAACTAAAGGAATGTCAAAACTGGTTGCCTGTCATTGACTAGGGACTTTTAGTTTCATATGGCGCAATCGTGGTCGAAAGGCCACCCATCCGAAAGCCTCAGTTCCATACTGGGCGTTATTCGGGGTTGGTGGGGTTATCCCTGCCATCCTCTGCCTAGTTTTCCGCCTGAACGTTAAACCTTTCGAACAGGTGTTCTAATCAGAATCGTTATCAAATCGTTACCTAAATCAGCTTGTAAATGCTTGAGTTTGTCTGACCTAACCTTTAGTATTGTTATACAAGGTCAAGGAAAGGGCCAAAGATGAAAAAGGTAAAGATTTACAAAGCAGAAGATTTAGGTGTATCTAAAACTTGTGGTGGCAAATTTTTAGCATTTTGCACAGACCACGAACAATTTGTTCAAGGTACTCGTAAGTCTTTAGAGGGTCGCTTTACTTTTGAGATTTGTCCTTTGTGTGAATATCCAAGAGAAAACAACTAAGGAGACTAAAAATGTTAGATACAGCATATTTAGATTACAGCTTGAACACTTTGGTTTATTTGGTGAAAGATAAATATGAGGATAATGCAGTAGAAGCAATGGCTGGACTTTTATCTACACTGATCACAGAAAGTCAATTAAAAGTTCTTATAGATAGTTTGAGCAAATAATAAACTTCTGCTGGTTGGATACCTGCGTAATCAGCCAGCAGAACCTAAGAAAGGGACAATGATGAAAACTTTAGAAAGAACAGTCAAAGAGGAAACATTAACCTATTTGGCTAATGGTTGGA